GGCGTTTATCCACACCTTACCAAAGATCTCCTGAACCTGCGGGCTCAGTTGGTCCTCGACATCGCCGCCATCAAGCAGTCAGCGCAGATCGTGCAGGAGAGCGGCCCCCACATCGTCATGCCGGAGGAGATTGAGTGAACGAAGACTTACGCGCGAGAACGGTCCCCTGGTCCAAGGACGAGCTCATGCGCGTCAATGGCATCCCGGTGGTCTACACCGCCACGCGGTACAGGGCCGATGTCTCCGTCCATCTGCCCGGGGCTCCCTGGTGCGGGGGCAACAGCGTCACTCATCCCGCAGTTCATCCCACCGTCACCGAGCTCCGGGCGGCTGGGTACGACGTGGTCCTTCCCCGCTTCTGGCGCTACGAATGAGACGAGCAGCACGCACAGACGCCAATCACGCCGAGATCGTGCAGGCGTTCAAGGACCGGGGATTTGAGGTGTTCTCGCTCGCCGGCGTGGGGAACGGCGCTCCCGACTTGCTGGTGTACCACCTGGATTGGCCTGTTTCCTACGGGCCGCAGTTGGTCGAGATCAAGGACGGCAGCAAACCACCCAGCGCGCGGAAGCTCCGGGTCGCGCAGGTTGACTTTCACAAGAAATGGCCGGTGACAGTAATCTCCTCCGTCGCCGAAGTGGACATGCTTTTCTGATGGTCCGCTTCAGTCGCCTTGGCATCGTCGTCCGCTTCCGTGGCTACGGATTCATGATCGGCCGCGGGGGCGGCTGGGGGCGCTCGTGGTATCTCGGCGAGTGGCGCTGTTGGCGAGCCATGGGCCTTCGCATCATCTGGCTGGGGCGCCGTTGAAGCGCGACCTCCCCGACTACTTCTGGATCAAGCCCGAGCACAGGGAGGTTCATGACGCCCTGCTCAACTGGGCCAGGGTCGTTCGGGACAACGCGAACGGGCCAAGGTGCGCCCCCATCTTCCGCCACTACCGGGCCGTAGAGGAGTGGTTCGAGCCCGGGGCGGCTCACGAGAAGCCGGCTCCGATTCGTCCGCTCGAGGGCTGGAGGATGGAGCAGAGCGTCTCCAAGCTGCCGGAGAAGGAACGAGCAGCGGTGAGGTGGCACTACGTCTATACCCGGGTCCAGCCTTGGCGGATGGCGAGGAAGCTGGCGGTGCATCAGACCGCGTTGCTGGACCTCGTACACAGAGGCCGGGCGATGCTCACGAACCGGGGGCGGCTGGCGTGAGCGCCCGCATCCTGCAAGGCGACTGCCGCGAGGTCATGGCGACGCTGCCGGAGGCGAGCATTGATGCGATCGTCTCAGATCCGCCCTACGAACTGGGCTTCATGGGCAAGGGATGGGATCGGACTGGCGTTGCGAACGATGTCGAGACGTGGCGGCAAGCGTTGCGCGTGCTGAAACCCGGCGGGCATCTGCTCGCGTTCTCCGGCACTCGCACCTATCACCGGATGACGTGCGCGATTGAGGATGCTGGGTTCGAGGTTCGCGATCAGATTGGCTGGCTGTACGGCTCGGGATTCCCGAAATCGCGCAACCTCGACGGCCAATGGCAAGGCTGGGGCACTGCTCTAAAACCCGCATGGGAGCCGATCTGCATGGCTCGCAAGCCACTCGTGGGCACGGTCGCAGAGAACGTGCAGCGATTCGGGACGGGGGCGATCAATGTCGATGGATGCAGGGTTGATGCCCACGACGGCGCGAGCACGGCCCGCAATCCTTCGATGGTGCTCGACACGGCAGCGGGTTTCGGCAAGGGGCAAGCGATGGGCGGCAATGGCTCGGATCTCGGCCGCTGGCCCGCCAACATCATCCACGACGGCAGCGAGGAAGTGATAGCGGCGTTTCCGCAGGCTGCAGGGCAATCGGGGCCGATTAGGGGGACCGAGCCGAGCGTTCCGGCGAAAGGCGATGTCTGCTATGGGTTCCGGGATCGCGTGCCATTCGAAAAGCGGGGCGATTCCGGCAGCGCCGCCCGATTTTTCTACACGGCGAAGGCGAGCCGGCATGACCGGAACGATGGGCTCTCCGGCATGCCGAAGAAGGCCGTCAACTGGTCGAGCGGCACGCAGTCGCCGGGAACTTTTCAGTCGCCGAACACCGAGCGCGAGCAGCGCAACCATCACCCGACCGTCAAGCCTACCGACCTAATGCGCTATCTCTGCCGGCTCGTGACGCCGCCAGGGGGGACGGTGCTCGATCCCTTTATGGGCAGCGGCTCGACGCTCAAAGCCGCCGAACTGGAGGGATTCGACGCCATTGGCATCGAGCTGGACCCGGCCTATATCGAGATTGCTAGGCGCCGCATCGCATCGGATGCGCCCTTGTTCGCGGACACGTCAACCACTTGACTGTCAATTGCGTTCCCTGTATTCTTCGTCCCACAATTCGAACTCGCCATCCGGCGCCTTGGCCTATCGCGTGTGCGAGGCCGAGGTGTCAGTACAGAAACCGGCCAAGCGCCGGTTTTTTCGTTTCGGCCCGCCGAGTCACCCCGTCGCCTCTGGCAATCTCCCTCGGGGCATAGCCTCGTGCGGGCCAACCTACCCAAGTCTGGAATAAAGGTACCCAAAATGGGTCTACTCTCCACCAAGGCACGCGCCGCGATGCCCAAGTCCAGCTTCGGTGAGCCCGGGAAACGAGCCTATCCGATGCCGGACAAGAGCCACGCCGCCAATGCCAAGGCTCGAGCGAGCCAAGCAGTCAACGCCGGCCGGATGTCCAAGTCCACCGAGAGCCGGATCGACGCCAAGGCCGACAGGATTCTCGGCAAGTAATCTCCTCGATCGAGTCACATCGATCCTTGGCCCGCTTCGGCGGCCTTTTTCATATGTGCTGCCTAACCCGGCGCCTCTTCAGGTACATCAAGACCATCATGGCAACCGTCACCGACCTCACGACCGCTGTCGCCAAACTCTCGGCTGATCTGGACACCTACATTGCCGCGGACCAGGCGAAAGACGCCAAGATCGCCGACCTGACCGCCCAGCTCGCGGCCTTCGCGAACGACGCTGCGGCTGTCGACAATGCTGTACAGATGATCGACGCCATGGATGCGAAGGTGGCCCCGCCGCCCGCTCCGGCTGCGTAAATGACCCCCGAGGAGCGTCGTCTGCTGGCCTACCGGCTAGCAATTACGGCAGTCGTCTACGACATGCTCCTCACCCGCCTTGGCGTCAAGGTCCTCAGCCAAAACCGGCTTGTCCTCGCCCAGCTATGAGCCTCCGTCCGATATGGGACCGAGTGGCCGACGCCGGGCGTTATCGCTGGCTTAACCGGGAGGCGAGTTTCGATCAACTCTGCCTTCTCATGGCAGACACCCCGCGAGACCACTGGGCGGAACAGATAGACCAGTGGCGCAAAGTTAATTCAACTCTGAACACGCGCAAGCACTCAGATGGCAGCACGAATCAACAGGATGCACTCGGAGCAAGTCCGGGCAAAGATCCAGGCAGCAGTCCTCATCCAGCGGTTGAGTGATCACGTCGAAGGCAAGCTGGAAATGAGCGCGACTCAGATCCAGGCGGCCAACTCGCTCCTCGACCGCTCTGTGCCGAAACTGTCGCAGATTCAACACGTTGGCGATTCCGAGAATCCGGTAGCGCACACTCACAAACTTTTGTTCGAGTGAGGCTCGAGCACCGGTTTCCGAAGCGAACACAGTTCCTGTTCAGCCCCAGCCGCTACAAGTCTCTACGCGGCGGACGAGGGTCTGCAAAGTCATGGAGCGTCGCTCGAGCGCTGCTCCTGATCGGCTGGGAACGACCAATCCGGGTTCTCTGCACGCGGGAGGTTCAAAAGACCATCCAGCAGTCGGTGCATCAGCTCCTCGAGGACCAGGTCGGGGAGTTGGGCCTGTCGAGCTTCTATGAGGTGCTGACCTCCGAGATTCGCTCCAAGGGCGGGACTCAGTTCTTCTTCGCCGGCCTCTCGGACCAGACGGCGGACAGCCTGAAGTCGTTCGAAGGCGTCGACATCGTCTGGTGCGAGGAAGCCCACTCCATGACGGAGCGGAGCTGGAACATCCTGATTCCGACGATCCGCAAGGCCGGCTCCGAAATCTGGCTTACGTGGAACCCCGAGCTGGAGAGCGACGAGACCTATCGGCGCTTTGTCACCTCGCCCCCTCCGGACTGCGTGTCCGTCGAGATGAACTGGCGAGACAACCCGTACTTTCCTGCGGTTCTCGAGGCTGAGAGACAGCACGCTCAGGCCACGATGAAGCCGGAGGTGTACGCGCACATCTGGGAAGGCAAGTGCAAGCCGGCTGTGGAGGGCGCGATCTACTTCGATGAGATGTCCCGCGCGGAGAGCCGGATCGGGGCGATTCCCCACGATCAGCTTCTCAAGACGCATTTCGTCTGGGACCTCGGGTTCAACGACTCCATGTCGATCATCTGCGTCCAGAAGGTCGCAAGCGAGATCCGGCTCGTCCACTACATCGAAGACAACCAGCGCACTCTGGCCGACTACATCGCCGAGATCCGAGCAATGACTCTCGACGGCCAGCCGCTGAACTGGGGCAGCCACTACCTACCCCACGACGGATGGCAGAAGAAGCACCAGACGGGGCAGATGGACGCGGACATCCTCCGGAAGCTCGGGTGTTCTGTCCTCCCTGTTCCTCAGATGCATGTCGAGGACGGAATCAGGCGCGCAAGAGAAGTCTTCCCGCGCGTCTATTTCAACCGCGAGCGGACTGGCCGGCTGATCGAGGCACTGAAGCGCTACAGGCGCCAAGTCTCGACAACGACGAACGAGCCCGGGAACCCGCTGCACGACCAATACAGCCACGGTGCGGATGCGTTCCGCTACATGGCCCTTGTCAGCGACCAGATGAGCAATGACGAGTGGGGCGGAAAGCTCGCCTATCCGAGGTTGACCACGTAAATGGCACGAATGACCGACGACGAGCTCAGCGCTGCGCTGGATCTGGAGATCCGCAACAGCGTGGGCTACTACGGCGGCAAGCTCGCGGAGCAGCGTCGCAAGGCCACTGCCTACTACCTCGCTCGAGCAGAGGGCGACCTCGCGCCCCCGGAGGTCACCGGCCGCTCGGACGTCGTCGTTCCGTTCGTCCGCAACACCATCGAGGCCATGCTGCCTCAGCTCATGGTGAAGTTCACCGGCGGCGATTCCGTGGTCGAGTTCGAGGCCGCAAAGCCCGGCGACGAAGAGAAGGCCAAGAACTGCACCGACTACCTCAATTACCTCTTCTGGAAGGCCAACAACGGCCACCGGCTCGCCGAAACGTGGATGCGCGACGCGCTTCTGTACAAGAACGGCATCGTCAAGATCTGGTGGGACACGCGGCAGGAGGAGAAGAAAGAGGAGTACCGCGGCCTGACTCCGATCGAGCTCGCGGAGATCGTCGAGGACGAAGAGGTCGAGATCACCGGCCAGAGCTCCTACCCCGACGAGGAGATCGCGAAGGCCCGGCAGCAGGCTCTGCAGCAGGCTCAGGCCGGCCTGCAGAACCCGCAGACCGCGCAGCAGGCTCAGGCGGCGATCCAGCAGATCGAATCCCTCCCTCCGGCGCTCCTATACGACGTAGAGGCCATACGCCGTCCTTCTGGCGGCCGGATCTGCATCGAGAACGTCCCGCCCGAAGAGTTCCTGATTAACCGCACGGCCAAGAGCATCGCCACGGCTCGGTTCGT